TTTGAATTAAATCTACAGCATCTGTAGTACCACAGGTTATATAATCACTACTTCCATCAAAATCTAAAATACCACCATCATCAGTTGAAAAAGGAGGACTACCTACTAAAGTACCATCTAATCTACTAGGACTTAAATCATTTATTGTTGTACCACTGCCTGGGTAAGATCTAGGGGATGCAGTGTCTAAAGCTAATACTAACCCATCTGTTATTATTTTAGGTCCTCTACTAAATCCCATTATAATCTAATCCATTTTACAAATGAACTAACATTCCAGTTATCAGATATTGTCGTTGCTTGTAATATTAAATCACTACTTGACAATACCACTTTAAGTTTAACATCCGACGTGTCTCCTAAATCAACTGTTGATATTTCATTATATTCAACATTAGTTGCATCTGTCACCGCTGTTATTGTTCCTGCCCTTACATTAGTACCATTTTTAATTACATAGTCAAAGAATGCTGCTTCTGCACCAGTTGCTGTTGCGACATTTTCTGTTCCTGTGTCTACATCTAGATTAGTACTTCCGGAAATTGATGAATCTCCAACGGTAACTGTTCCAAATGTTACAATATCACTACTTCCTAAACTTAAATCTGCTGCAGTTAATGTTCTTGTTGCAACTGAGGCATTTGCATCTGTTACTAATCCACTTGTGTTTGTTGTAATGTTAAGATCTAAATCACTAATTACAGTTGCACCTGTTAATGCTCCTGTGTCAATTGAAGGACTATCTCCTGCTAGGTTAGTTGGAAGTACGTATGCATCTGTAAATGCACCACTACTTAATTGTCTTGATCCTATTACTTTTGAAGAATTTATTGTTAGTACATCTGTTTCAGAGTTTTGATCACTTAATCCTGTTAAGCTTAATGTACTTAGTTCGGCGGCCGAACCCGATGTTACGACCTTTTTCCAATTTGGCATATCTTTATTTTATTATGGTTGGCTACTCAATGTGAGTCCACTTCCCGTTAGGGCCTATAATTTATTATAAATATACAGAAAAATTTATTTCTTGGCTTTTTCTGTCTCTGCCTTTATAATTTTTTGTAAATCTTTTTCTTTTTTAGCTGTTGATTTTTGAATATCTTTTTCTACTTTAATTTGTAGTGCAGCTAAATCTTTAGCGTTTTTTCCTGTAATTGTTACTAAGTCAAGACCTTGACGTATAACTGTCCATTCATTTGGGGTGTACATAACTTATTTATTTTAATTTATTATAGCTTGTTTGTAGTTTATATACAAGATTGTATAAATCTTCTAACACAGAGCCACTGAAACTTGAATTTTTTATTGATTGAAGTAAAATCGCTATCTCGTCTTTTGACAATAATAGCGATATTTGGTCTTCGGGGATATCTAATAATTCCTTTTTTTGATTTGTTACTTTTAATTTATTAGTTTTAAACATAACCTTATTTATTAAATATTTTAACACTTATATATTAAGCATAGATGTAAATATCACCTGTATCTGTTTTAACATGCATATTACCATGTCCACTTGTTCCCCCATAAACTGGGTTTGATGATGGAGCTGATGTACTTGTTTCAACTGTAGCTACAAAGGCATCAGGTGTTGCTGCTGTTCCATCAGCTGCTACATCTGAAAGGGCAAAAGACCATCTATCAACACCCTCATCCCAAAAGTAAGTTGCGTCTGTTGATGATCCTCTTTTTATTTGAATACCTGAATCTTGTGATGGAGATGATGAATCTCCTAAATTAGAATTTAAAACAATAAAGTTATCAGCAAGATTAATAGTTTCTGTGTTAACAGTTGTAGTAGTTCCACTTACTGTTAAATCATTTGTTACTGTTAAATTATTGGCTATTGTAATATCATTTGCTAATTTATCTCCATCAACTGCGTTGTCTGCAATGTGTATTTTATCAATAGAGCCATCTACATATTGGTCTGAGTCTACTGAGTTAGCTGACATGTGACCTACATCAATAGCACCTGCTGCTATTTGATCTGAATCAACACCATTATCTTTAATAGTTACATCACCACTTGATACTAAGAAGTTAGCTGTATTAAATGTTGCAATACCTTTATTAGATGATGTTGCATCTTCTCCTGATATTACACCTGAATTAATATCAATACCTCCTCCTGCTGTAAATGCTCCTGAAATAGCTGAAGCTAGTTGTGATGAACCTGAAATTGTTCCTGTTGGTAAAGAAAATACACCATTGGTAGCTGTTATACCTGTTCCTGCCATTGCTGTAGCTAAGTCAGCAATTGATTCTTTTTTAGATGCATTTGAACCATCAGCATCTATAATTGCAATACTATCGTTTGCTACATTAACTGCTGCTGCTGATAAATCATTAAGATCTAATGTTACTGTTGCAGCTTGGCCTTCTCCGGTTGCACCGCCAACTGTAATACCTGCTCCAGTACCACCATCTGCAACTGTTGCAACATAATTGCCTGTTGTGTCAGTTCCTAAAGCAACTGAATTTGCTTGAACTGAATTTACAGAAACAGAACCACCTGCTGCTACACTAACATCTCCACCTAAATTTCCAAATATATCGTCTTCTAAGTTAGAATATGTAATTTTCTTTTCTGTTCCACCTACAGACACACCAAATACATCTGCTTGGTTTAAAGTAGTTACTGCATCCAAACCATCAAAATCAAACGAATCTGCTGCTATACCTGTTAATCCTGACCCATCACCAAAAAAGCCAGATGCATGTATATTACCACTTGCACTTATAGAACTTGCAGAAATATGTCCAATAAATCTTGCTTCTCCTGCTAAAAAGCCACCACCGGTGGTACCCTTCAGCTGAAGAATGTCACTAGTACTACCAACACTAAATTTTAAAGTTTCAAATACTCCTCCTGTTGTAACGGTTTTAATTTCAGGGGCAGCTGCACCATTTGCACCACCAAATAAAGACAAGCCCTTAGTTGCACCACCTGATTCTCTTAAAATTACTGTTCCTGGAGAGGTGAAATCTAAATTTCCGTTTGCTGTAGATCCAGCATTAATACTATCTACATTGTCTAGATCTGATACAGTAAGTAAACTTGCACTTATTTCACCAGATGATTTAAATATAACACCATCTGCTCCACCTACTTCAAATTTTATTTGATTGTCTGTGCCAAATTTAATTCTGTTATCTGCATCTCTACCTATTTCTAAACCTGAATTAACTACAGATGTTATTGTTGTTTGTGCTGCTTCAACTGCTACTTCAGCTGCACCTGAACCATTATATGTGAAATCAGCGATACCATTACCATCTGTTAAATCAGTAGCTAAAGTAACTTGTGCTGAACTCGAAAATGCTCCAATTGCATTACCAATGGTAGCAGCTGTGATAGTTCCACCTAAGCTTGTATCTGCTCCTGCAATTGTAATTCCATCATTTACTAATTGAGCATTTGTGATAGTAGTACTAGAAATTTGTCCAGCAATAGTATCTGCTGTGATACTTCCACCTAATGAAATAGCTGAACCCGCAATTGTTATTGCCGAATTTGCTAATTGAGCATTAGCTAAACCATTAGTTAATGTTAGTGAGTTAAGCTCGGCGCTTGATCCCGAGACTATGACTTTTTTCCATTCTGCCATTTTATATGAATTTTAATTTATTATTCTTATTGTTTGTTATACGTATGTAATTATTTAAAGGCCTGCGTAAAATGCTGAAGCCGAGTAAACTAAACCACCTGTTATTGCTGTAGGTAGAGTGTTTAAAGCTCCAAATTTTAAAATGCCGTCTTTTGTTACTTCTAATTTATCATCTTGTCCATTATTATCTGCTATTGTTATTATAAAAGGTGAATCTTCTGCTCCACTTTCTAATGTTATAACTGTTTGAGAAAATGAACCTGTGGTTCCTATTATTTGGCTACTTCCACTTATAATACCAGACGCAGTGATGTTTGTAAAGCTGTCTAAGCTTTTTACATCATTACCCGAACCAGAACCAAAATAAAATAGACCATTGTCTATATTAATGGCTACCTCTCCTTGTGTTAGAGAAATAGGGACTGCTGATCCTGTTCCTGTTTTTAATTGTATTATACTAGCCATATATTATAAATACTTAAAATGTCCCTCCATTTATTGTTCCATTAATATTACTTACTGTTAAGTCTCCACTTGCTTTTATGTTCCCAACTACATGTAATCTTTCTGTTGGTGATCCTGTTCCTACTCCTAAATGTCCTTTTCCACCGTCTGCAGAAGCATCACCAAATATAAAAATATTACCTAATGCTGCTTGTACTCCAGAGCTTCCATTTACTCTAAAATCTGCATTAGCATATCCTGAATTAAAGTTTACCAGATCTGGTGCTAATGTAAGCATATTAGTACCATTTGGTTTAAATTCGATGTCTTGATCTCCTGAAGTAGCATCAAACCCTATTGTAGAATTTTGATTTGTTATAGATTGTAATACACCATTAATTTTTACATTATCTAGACTTAAACTACCAGTCATTTGATGTTCACCCTCAGCATCTAACAAGAATTGTTGTACAGCTCCTCCTGTTTTACCTGCAACACTAAAAATCATATCTGCTTGGATACCTGTTGCGTCTCCCTCGCTTACAACTGCTTTTATTACTGCTGTTTCACCTGTAGATCTATCATCATAACCTTCTCCCGCCGCTGAAGAACCAGATTCTGCTATAAATCTTATAGAACCTAATACATCATTTACTTGGGGTGGGGTTATAAATCCTTCTGATTCAAGTTTTTCTAATACTGCATTTTGTTCTTTAGGTTGAAGGCTATTAAAATATTGGGTAGCTGCTGCGTTATCTTCTACAGAAATATTAATTGCTGCTAAAGAAGCTTGAGTAATACTAACACCCCTTGAATATCTTAAAACAAATTCACTACCTGTTGCTGCTGTGTTTGCGTCCTTACTAAAACTTTCAATATTACCTTCATTATTAATTCTTAAACCTGTTCTTGTTCCTGGTTTTTGAAATTGAGCTTCATTAACTATTGCGTCAAAGCCTGTTTGTGGGTCATCTGTATTAAAACCAATATTACCACTACTTTGAGAAATAAAAATTGATGATGTTGTACCTCCTGTTAATACTTGAAAATAATCATTTGGGGTTACAATTAATTGGTCAGGATTTATAGTTAAAGGACTATTACCTTGTATGTAACTAAACGATCCAGTTACAAACGAACCTGTTAATGCTGTTATAAGTTTACTTGCGCTTATATTACTTGAAGCTGTTATACTACCTATAAATGTATGTGTGTCTGAGGCTTCATCCCCAAATATATTTGAACCACTTGAAAATATTATTGAAGAAGTTACAATTGAAGATGTTAATTGTAATGTGTTTATAGTAGTGGCTTCTAAATGTCCTACTGTTAATGTACCTGGTGTAGTTATATTAGCTGCATTTAAATTACCACTTGCACTTACATTACCTGAGGCTGTTATGTGAGATGATACTTTTAAATCTCCACTAATTGTTAACTTAGAAGAAGGAACTTCATCTACAGCTAATCCAATTCCTAATTTTTGACCAGAAAGTACAGACAAATAAGAATCCATATTACTTCTACCATTCAGTAAGAAAGCTGCTTTGTCTGTTTGGTCAGAAAATAATGTTAATGTAGAATTATTTGATTCTGGTAAAACTATATTAGATGATGAAATAGAATCAACTGTAAGTGTGTTTGCTATTATTGATTTGCTTGAACTTATATCACCTGAGGCTGTTATATGACTACCAAAGAATGATTCTCCTGTTATTGATAAATCTCCACTTGCACTTACATTACCTGAGGCTGTTATATGTTGTGTTGACACATATCTACTTGCAGATATATAACTAAGAGTTTCTATATAAGCATCATCAGCTGAAAGTATTATTCTTCCCCCTCCTGAGTAAGTACCTGGATTTGTAATTCCTGTAAAGTAACCTGTTCCTGAGGTTCTAACACCACCATCACCAACTCTTAAGTCAAAAAGACTAGATATACCCGAAACATTACCAACGTCAATTTTACTTGAACTTATATTACCTGAAGCCGTTATATTTAGAACACTAAATAAACTATTTCCATCTAAATTTAAATTTTGAGTAGCTGTATGGTCTCCTAAATTATCTCCACTTGCTTCTGCCGCAGCTAATGAAGCGGAAGTAAAAATACCACCGCCTATATTAATTTGACTTCCATAGACAATACCACTAGCGCTTATTTCTCCTGACGCGGTTATATGCTGGAAAATTACGCTTTCTCCCGCTATTACATCACTATCTTTACCTGGATTTCCTAAAATACCCGCCGCAGATATACTTACTATGGGGTTTGTAGGTGGGGATATATTTACTACGTTTCCCGTATTATTATCTGTAACAGTTATTGAAAAATTGTTAGAAGATACTGTGGTACTATTAGTAGAAATATTTAGGTTAGTAGCCATATTATTTATTAAACTGTTACTTCTCTATTGAGCTTTATTTTTCCTTCTATTAGTCTAGTAACATAGCTACCACTTACTACTTCTAAATCATATTTTGCTTCACCAAAATTAAAAGCTGAAGAAGAAGCGGCTGAAATAAATATTCCTATACTACCTGAAGAAGGTGGATTAGTTCCGTTTGATCCCGATAAATTTAAACCAGTACCATCGGTATTTAAAGATGATGATAAAGAAGCGTATAATGTACCATTTGCACCATAATCTGATCTAATTTGCATTCGAGCATGGTAATTTGTTAGGTCTACTACATTTCCCTCACCATCTCTCCATACTATTTCAAAGTCTGTGGTTGCTCCTTGTTCTATAATGAAGCTGTATTTGCCTGCTGCCATAATGTTTTATTTATAAATATGAAAAAATTATAGGGGGCCTAAATAAAAACTAATAAGCTTTTACTTTATTATCCACAATGGTAGGTACAACCTACTAATTTCATTTTATAAGTTTGTCCATCATGTGTAACGTCTGTTGTGTCTGAAGAAAAATCACAATCTTGTGTGATTTTAGCTACTGTGTAATTATGTAGTAAATCGTCATCTTGTTTCATTCCTAATCCTTCTATTGCAGATGTTGTAATGTAATCTCCGTTTTCTAAATTACCATTTATATTAGAAACCATTATAGCACCTTCACCAAGTGAGTTGATTATTAATCTATCATCTAATTTTGTTATAAAAGATATAGTGTTTCCTCTCATTTCGTTTCTTATACCTTCATTTGGGTCATCTACATTAGATATTACACCAAATACTCTTTTATCATTTGACCTATCAGATAATTTTACTTTAGGTAATGCTTCATTAATTGTTGGTGTTGTTACTTCTACATGATTACTATTTACATTATTGTAAATTCCTGTAGATACTACTATATATCCTATTTTATCATTATAATCTGATACATTACCTGTTGAAGGTAAATTAAGGTGTTGACCTGTAAATGTTTCATTATAGGTATTATCAATTACAGCAAATACACTGTCAGCGTTTGTATTACCACCATCTTTATAAGAAAAATATAAATGGTCATTTATGTAAGCTAAATCAAAATAATTAGTAGTATTATTATCCTCAAATCTTATACCACCACCATAGGTTCCAAGATGATCTCCTCCATCAGAATCTCCTTCATGTCTTGACTTTATGTATATTGCAGGTTCTGCTCCGTTTCCTCTTGCGGGAGAAGCACTACTACTATGGAAATTATTAGTGTCTTTACGATTTATAGCAAATTGGCCAGTAGGATAAAACCCAAAATGATGATGATCAGCAACAACTCCACCTTGTCCATCAGTAGTAATAAATACACTACCATCTGAATATAAATGGATGTTTTCTGAAGTTGAATTTGAAGGAATATTTAATAAAGTATCAAGATCACTACTTAAATGATCTCCTGCGTGTAATACTAAAGATGAATCACACCCAAATGCTAATCCCTCTTGGTCTGTTATTTTTCTTACTCCATTACTATTAGTACCAAATTCTAAAAATCTAGTGCCTGTAGTTACATTACCTATTTTTACTGTTCCATCACCTGTTTCAATTGAGATTCCTTTAGTTGTAGCTGGACCAGTACCAGCAACTAACCTCATTTCATCGTTAAAATAACCTGAAAAACCTTTAATACCACCACCGTTTCTATATAAAACTCCTGATGCAGAATCTTGGTGTACTAAGTTAGTTATACCTAAGTATGCGTGATTACTAATATTATTACTACTAGGTAATCGATAATCGAATCCATATGCTGGCACATTTACTCCTACACCAACACGACCATCTTCATCTAAAACTAAAGTGTCTGATGGTGTGTCAACATCAACAGAAACTGAATTACCCCTAAACCCACTACTATTAGTATATCCTTTTATGTAGAACTTATCATCAGCCCCATCATAAGCTAAATCTACACCTGTACCACCATTTCCAGCTGTACCAGGGTATGCTGTTATAGCTTGTCTTAGGGCTACTATTGAATCACTATTAAAACCATCAGATTCTAATAATAAAACTGCATTACTAGTGGCATTGTGATTAATATGAAGGTCTACTCCAGCTAGTGGACTGCTTGTTCCTATACCAACTACCCCACTTCCACTTATATTAATTCCATCATTGGAAGCGATACCAGTGTCATATACTAAGGCAATAGTATCTGTATTTGCACGATAACCAACTGCTCCTTTTCCAGCTGTTGCTTGGTTAAAATAAACGTATGCACTTGAATTATTATTAACGTTAGAAGAATCTATTTCTATAAATGCTTGTTGATCATCTGTTACACTCTGGAATTTAGCTATTTCAGCTTCTGTAGATTGTAAATGTAATTTTTTTTCTGGTTCTGCTGTTCCTATACCAATATCACCATTACCTCTAATAGACATAGCTACTGTTTCTGTTCCAGTATCTGTATCATTAAATCCTGTATTGGTAAATAAAATACCTCCATCTGGTACAGCATTATTTTTGTCTAATTTTTCAAAAACTAAAAAGTCTAAACTAGACGCATCATAAAAATTTCCTTGACTGTTTACGGTGGAGAATTTAATTCTTGCCCCATCACTACCACTAAGGGCACTTAAAGTAGGAACTCCAAATTGAATTTGGGCTGGATGATTGTTAGCTTCATTCCCATATAACACTAATCCCCCACCATTACTACCTGTTGTAAATGAAGCTATTTTAGTTGTGTTATTATTACCTTCTCCACCACCTTGTGGGTCTCCTGTTCTAATATCAAAAGTACCGCTACCACCTGTTGAATTGATAGCCATAAATAAACTATCCTCCGCGGTAATTAATCCACTGGCATCAAATAATATGTCTGCTTTTGTAGCTACACTATTATCATTTTGAAATAACATTACATTTCCGTTGTCTGCTGTATTTCTAATTACTGTGTTTCCAACTACTGATAATTTAGAATTTGGTGTAGTTGTTCCTATACCAACATTACCTTGAAAAGAACCAGTAAAACCAAATATATCCCCACTTGCACTTATATTACCTGAGGATGTAATGTGGGATAGTGTACTTATTACTCCACTTGAACTTATATTACCTTCTACTTGTAATGTTTCTGTTGGGGTTATCCCTATACCTAAATTAGTACCATCAAAAATTAAATTAGCTTCAGCATTTACTTCAGATGCATTTACTGATGTTAACACTCGATTATCACCATTGTTTGTATAAGATGAGATTGCAGCTGCTGGAAGATTAGTTATACCCCCACCATCACCTACTAATAGCCCTCCTGAGATAATTGATCCACTTATTACATTACCTATTATATTTCCACTTGCACTTATATTACCTGAGGCTGTTATATGAGATAGTGTATTAATTGCTCCACTTGCGCTTATGTTACCTTCTACTGTTAATTTTTCTGGTGGTGTATTTGTTCCTATACCAACATTACTGGTTGAACCTACAAATAAAATATTTGAACCTGCTCCTGCTTCTACTGTAAATGGGGTGGTAGTTCCTGTGTTATCATAAAGTGTAAATGCATTTGTAGTTGTTAATCCTAATCTCCAATGTTGTTGAGCGGGACTACCAGTATCACCTACAAATCTTATAAATGCTTGGCCGTTTGTTTTAGTTGATTCTAATTGTAAAGATACATCATTAACAGTATCTAATATATGTAATAATTGTGAAGGTGAACTTGTCCCAATACCAACCTGCCCACTTGAATTAATATTGATTCCGTTTGTAACAGTACTATTAATACCTGTAGAATATAATAAATTTATTGTGTCATTTTCGGCATTATAACCTGTAGCTCCTTTAACGGTTGTACTTTCTAAAAAATGAATGGCAGAATGTGTGTCTGTGTCTGCAGAATTTGTAGCTACATCAATAATAGTAGGACCATCATCAGTTGTTTTAAATAATGCTATAGTATCTGTTGCAGATTCTACATGTAAAGGATTTGATGGACTTGAAGTTCCTATACCAACTTTACCACTATCTAAAACTAAATTGTCTGTTGTTGCATTACTTTTTATTTTAAAAGGAGTTTCTGAACCATTTACAATAGTAAGATTATCATTACCTCTTACTCCAAAAGTGTATGTTTGGGCATCATTTTGAAATCCTATAGATGCAACACCATTTGTTTTGCTTGTTTGTAAATGAGCTGTTACATTTGTATCAGCGTCAAGTATTTTAAATTTTTCAGCTGCATTTGTGTTTGCAACACTTCCTATACCAACACTACCTGAAAAGAAAGAATGAGGTCCTAAGTTAGAACTAGTTATGTTAAAATATTCATGTCCTACTACTGATATAAAAGCTTTTCCTGTGTGAGTACCAAATTGAGCAAAACCTGTAGGGTCTTCTAATTTGATAGATGATGTAGAGTCTCCACTTATACCTCTAAATATCACATCACTAATTGAAGCTGAAGCATACATAACAGGTTCGTCTTGATCAGTATAACCATGGTAAGGAGAATTTACGAGTTCAGCTGCATTTCCTATACTTAAATCTCCAGAAGCTAAAGATAGAGTTGAAGAACCACCTATTGATAAATCTCCTTGTATTGTAAAATTACCTTCTATACTTGTATTTGCGGTATTTAATCCATTAAGATGTGAACCTACATTATTTATAAATAATACTGAGTCAAAAAGGTTTAAAAAATCTTGATCTGTAGGTCTATCTCCTGCTTCAAATTTACTTAGAATTATTGATTTTGCTGTTTGTGCCATACTTTTATTTTATTATAAATATAATTATCCTGTAAATACTACTAAAAATTTAGATCCTTGTCCTGCACTTCCTGATAACCATAAAGATCCTGTTGTTGTTGGTTTGGTTGTTGGTAAATTTGTTAATTTCATAGACCCAAATGATGCTGTTGATGCATGACTTGCGCTTATGTTTCCTGAGGCTGTTATGTGACCATTAAATGTATGTGTGTCTGACTCATGATTACCTAATAATGTATCTCCATTAACTTTTAAGTTTAAACTAGCAGTTACATTATTAAATGTTACATTTGAAGTAGTAGTAACATTTTGGTTCATATTATACAATTCATAATCACCTTGACCTGTATTTAAAGAAGTTGCTGTTACATTACCTCCTGATGTTAAAGTGAAATTTTTACTGTTTACAATAAATGAACCTGAGCTGGCAGCTGATCCACCCGAAACTACACCAAAAGTATTTATAGTAACATCACCTCCAACTCCTCCACCTGATCCTTTTCCAGCATTAAGTATTAAATCACCACCAGCAAAGTTAGGCCCAAATCCACTACCTGCTTCTAAAGTTAATGGAGCTCCTATGGTATTACTAACTTCATCTGGTACTTCTACTTTTATAGATGTTGAACCACTATAAAATATAATATTATTAGCAATAAGAGTATTTCCTAATATATCTCCACTTGCACTTATATTACCTGAGGCTGTTATATGACCAGCAGGAGTATTAAATACTATTGAGTCTGTTCCTCCATAAAAATCTCCTAATGTTGGGTGACTACTACCACTAAAACCAAATCTTATAGTATTTGTGTCTGTGTTTGCTACATTATTACCACCAGGAAGACTACCACTACCCATTAACATGTAGGATCCTATCTGATTACCACCTGACTTAACGCTGTATATTTTAGTAGCACCTTGACTATATAATTCTACTTCATGTGCTCCACCAAATTTAGTTCTTCCTGATCCTTGAACTCCTGTTGTGAAAGTACCTTGTAGTAAGGGTTCTATGATCTCTACATCATTTGCATTTAATATTTTAGCATCACCACCACTAGCTGTTATTCCTAAATTTATGTCAGATTCAAATTGAAAAACATCATCTCCCCCAAATGTAAGTGGACTACCACCTATCATATGTGAAAAAGAACCTGTAGTTCCTCTTACTAGGTTAAAATTAGCTGTATTTCCTTCTACATCCTTAGTTGTTTTAATAACACCTGATGATGTTATATTTCCAACTGCAATTATACTTAAACTTGTAGTGATACCTTCTTCATCTATTAATGTTCCACCACTTGATAACTCTAAAACATTACCTATAATATTTTTACTTGAACTTATGTTTCCTGAGGATGTTATTGAAGAAAATACATGAAGAGAACTTGAAATTGTTCCACTAGGAGCCGCAGCAACTATACCTGTTAATCCTGAACCGTCTCCTACAAATGCACTAGCGGACATAAAACCACTTGCACTTACATTACCTGAGGCCGTTATATGACCAGTAGAAGTTATGATTACTCTTGATTTTTCTGTATCATCTGTTCCAAATACACCTTTATTTGTTAATAATGTTCCACTTGAACTTATGTTTCCTGAGGCTGTTATATTACCTGTAGTGTTGATATTATCATTTATAGTAGTTGTACTTGTACCAAATATACCTGTAGCAGCTGTTACTGTTCCACTTGCACTTATATTACCTGAAGAAGTTAATGCAGTAAATATATGTTGAGAACTTGAAATAGTTCCTGCTGGAACAGAAGCTGCTGGTAAATTTGTTAAATTGCTCCCATCACCGTAAAATTCAGAAGCTATTACATTTCCACTTGCGCTTATATTATTTGAAGCTGTTATATTTGTGTATATGTGGGTTGAATTACTTGCACTTACAAATTCTACAAATTTAGTATTACTACTACCATTATAAATGTAAAAATTATTATTATTTTCTCCATTAATATTACCTAATGACCAGTCTGTTTTAGTTGAAGTGTTAAATTGTATTATTCCTAAGGATGAACTTGCTCCTCTGTCTATTAATATTTTTGTTCCATTTGAACTACTAATAGTAAGACCTCCTCCTGACAATGCACCTTGTGCGTGGAAGAAATCATTTGGTCTTCGACCAGCAATACCCACCCCTATCATACCTCTATTACCTGAGTCTTTTGCAAAACCAATTACATTTGGTGTACTATCAATTCTAAATTGTAGTGTGTTTGGTAAAGTCTCAGAAGAAGAATGAAAATATCTTATACTTCCTGCGTCTATAGCATCATATCGTCCAAAATGTAATTGTGATCTTTTTTCATCTGCTGCTATGATTGCAATTGATGCATCTTGTCCTGATGTATTATTTTGAAAAATAGCTACATCTGAAGTTCCAGCTGTTGGAGTACCTTCACCAGATGATTTTTGTATTAGTAATTTACTACTACCTGTTATATCACCAGTAAATTCTGATGTTCCTGTTGCTTTAAATATTTGTCCCGTATTAAAACTTGTAGTTGTAGTTCCACCTACATGTAATTGACCACCAAATGCACTATTACCTGATGCTCTAAAACCAATTCCTTCTATTAAAGCACTTGAACTTATATTACCTGAGGCTGTTATATGACCATTAGGACCAGAAATAAATAAATTACCTGACACTAGTAAATTAGCGTCTGGATTAGCATTTATATGTCCTAGTATACTTACTTTATTATTTTCTAAATATAATAAGGGATGACTTGCATTTCCTGCTGCTGAGGGGTCTATAGCAAATGGGTAGTTAGTAGTACTTGTGTCTCTTATTAAGAAAGAATCACTGTATCCCCCTCCTATAGTTTGTAATTCCCAATTAACATCACCATTTTTTAATTGTATAGATGCATTATCACCGCCGTCCCCTCCTTCAATTATTACTGTGGGGCTTTGAGCACTTGCGGGTGGTAAATGACTTTTAATATGCATCATTACATTGGTAGTAGTAGGTGCTGCTGTTCCTATACCAATTGTTCCATCTACTCTTAAGTCTGAAGTTGAACCTGTTAAATGTAAAGAACCTGTAATACCAGAACTACCATTTCTTTGTCCTGTTGATTTAAAAGTATTAATAGAATTACTTGCTATATTTGAAGCTAATGATGCACTTGTACTTGTAAATGCGCCTGAAATGTCTGTAGCTATTTGGGCTGAACTACTTAATAACGTGTTTGATAATTCAGTTTCTGCTGTTGTTAATCTTGTACTAAATGAAGCACTTGGTGCTGTAAAAGCACCTGAAATTGGGGTTGCAATTTGATCTGAACTGCTTATTAAAGTTCCCGCTAATTCAGTTTCTGCGGTTGTTAGTCGTGTAGATATGGATGCGCTTGGTGCCACAAAAGCACCTGAAATTGAAGTTGCAATTTGATCTGAACTACTTATTAAGGTTCCTGCTAATTCTGTTTCCGCTGTAGTTAGTCGTGTAGATATAGATGCGCTTGGTGCAGTAAAAGCACCTGAAATTGAAGTTGCAATTTGATCTGAACTTGAAATTAATGTTCCTGCTAATTCAGTTTCAGCTGTAGTTAATCTTGTAGAAATAGAGGCACTAGGAGCAGCAAATGCCCCTGTGATGGCAGTTGCAATTTGATCTGAGCTTGAAATTAATGTTCCCGCTAATTCAGTTTCTGCGGTTGTTAATCTTGTTGATATAGATGCACTCGGCGCTGTGAAAGCACCTGAAATTGAAGTTGCAATTTGATCTGAACTTGAAATTAATGTTCCTGCTAATTCAGTTTCTGCTGTTGTTAATCTTGTAGAAAAAGAGGCACTTGATGGTGTAAAAGCACCTGATATTGCCGTTGAGATTTGGTTTGAACTACTTAATAAACCCGAACTATTTAATGTTGAAATAGCAGCAATATTAGTACCTATAAGATTTCCAGTTGTTGTGTTAGTAATAGTAAAAGAAGCACTAGTTGCTGTAAACGCACCTGTAATAGCTGTCGCAATTTGATCTGAACTACTTAATAATGTATTTGATAATTCTGATTCGGCTGTTGTTAGTCTTGTACTAACTGAAGCACTTGTTATATTTGTACTAAGTGCATTAGTTAAAATACTAGATGCTAAAGAAGCACTAGTTGCTATAAAAGCTCCTGAAATGTCTGTAGCTATTTGAGCTGAACTACTTAATGCACCATTAAAAATACCTGTAAAATTATGAGCTGTGATGTTTTCGTTTGAGATTATATCTCCCGAAGCTGTAATTTCGTGGATTAATATTGAATTTCCATAAATATCAGTAGTATGGATATTATTTACATATAATTTTCTAAAATATTGTGTAGGAGCACCTAAATCCCATATATTATTTCCGCCAGGAAGAATAGATCCTGTTGTTCTTATACCTAATAATACATTTGATGAACCTGATGTATAATATAAGTTACCACTTACTAAAAGTGATCCTGTACCTAAAGAAGCTGTTAAACCTGATACATTTACTAAGGAGGCTGTTATACCTGTTATTAAAGATCCATTTCCTATAAATCTTTCAGCTATTATATCTCCTTTTACATCTAAACTACCTGTGTTTTCACTATCTAATATAGCGAAAGAGTCAATTAAATCGCTGTATTGTCCTTCTGTAGGTATATCTCCTGTTTCAAAGTAACTTTTTAATATATTTCTATTTTGTTTTGCCATTGTGTATTGAATTATGCTATATCATTATTTTCACCAACCGTAGTTGAACCTAATCCTGTTTTTATTATTCTTCCTGTTTTGTGTGTGCTTTCTTCTCTAATTTCTTCTCTTGTTTTAGAAGGATTTCCTGTTGTTATTACTTCTGTGTTAAATACTACTGTGGATTTACTAAAGAATTTTTGTGGTTTTTTAGCTAATTCTTTATTCATAGCATCAGGTACTATATATCCCTGAAGATCTAATCCAAAGTCTGTTTTTATCATTCTATTACTTCCTTGTGCTACTTCTACCCTATTAGTAAAAGTATCAATTCTTGCATTAAACTTAAATCTTTCTCCATCACCCCAATATGAATCTGAAGCATAATTTATTGCTTCTACTATTTTATTCATTTGTGATACATAGTCACACCAAATAATAAACGAATATTTCAACCGTACAAAATCAGGTACTACAACAGCATGATACTCTTTATTAGGAGTTCTACTTTGTAATACTGAAAAATTATCGTATTGATTTCGTTTATTATAAGCACTCTGGAATACATAGTAAAGTTGGGGATTATTTGCATCCATTTTATTACCAAGATCTCTTCTTTTTTCAACACTATTTCTCTTAAACATAATAAGAGGTGTCTGTATTTTACCTTCTTTGTCTCTATAATATCCATCACGTTGAACTCCTTTCCACCTTTCAGGAGAACCATAAATTAGGGGTACATTTACTCTATTTCCATTAGTAACTACCGATGGTTTTATAACGTTATTAAAATAATACATTATAGCTTCATCATGATCCTGTAGGCTTATAGATATATCATTTATATTATCATCGTCTCTACGTGTAATTTCACCTCTATTTATAGGTTTTTTAGTAGAGCTAGCTTTTTGTGGTTGTAAATTACTAGGTGCTATACCTTCTACTGGAAAACTTGGTTTTGTTGGGTCAGTTATATCAGGATTAATGATATTATTCCTAAGTTTTTCATTATTTCTTAAAGGAATAGGTCTTTGAAATTTATTTGAATTATCTTGTGTCATATTATCCTAGTAAATTTGCTGTTCCATCGGTTATTTTATTAGTGGATGGATATTTTCCTCCTCTTAAAGGTATTAAGTTTAATTTTTCTACTCTTGATAAATGAGTATTTAAAATTATTGAATGGCTACTACCAAAATCAACAGTACCCGTTGAAATAGCATAATCAGGATCTTTACCTAATATTAATTGATTTTCAACTCTTGAGTCTACTTCATAAAAATTATTTTTAAATAATAATATATCTCCTATTTCAGGTACTAAATTTATATCTTTTAAGCTAACTTTTAAAAATCTAAAATCAATGGATTGATTAATGTCAGATCCAAAGTCATCAGACGACCAAGCTTGGTCTTGTTTGTTTATTAAACACGCGATTCTTACGGGTTCATAAAACATTTTACCGTCAGATTCACCATAAACATTAATAGATGTTTTTTCAAGAACAAATTTATAATATCCAACTTCTGTTTGGATAATATCATTAATAAGTTCTTTACTTACAGTGTTAAAAAGCGATATGTCTCGTGATCCTCCAAATAATGCCATTATAATCTTTTTAAAGTTTCTTCTTTAAATTTTACTGATTTTACACCTGGTATTCTTAAATCTGTTTTAGATAAGTCAGAAGTTAACATGTCTTCTTTAAATTGAGATAAATCTAACTTTGGATTTTCTCTAGTAACAAATTTTATTTTTAATCTTGTAAATTCTATTTTATCCTTTTGTGGATATTCTTCAGGTGTAATATTATTTACAATAGTTACTTTTCGTAAAGCTCTAACTTCATCTAATACATCTGTAATGTTAAATTTTCTGTCTGTTAAAACATCACATTCAACTATAAAAGTATTTAGCACTTCATTTAATATGTTTTTTAATTCTATCATTATCCTACATAAATTGGGTAAGGGACCTTATAAAAAGTTTCTTGTGTTTGTTGTGCTTCTTGATTTTGTCTTTCAAGTTGTTTTAATCTTGTAGTTTCTTCAAGTAATGCTTTTAATTCTTCTATTAATGTTGTTTTTTCATTTGCTGCTTCAGTTAGTAATCTAGCATAGTCCAAAGTTGTTGTTTCACCTGGTATTGGTAAGCTTTGATATTTACCTCTAATACCACCTAACATTTCTTTAGCTAAAGCTAAAGCATATCTTCTAATCCATTGTCTTCCTGGTTGATTTATGTAAGCATAAGTAGGATTAGTGTAAGGTACATTTGATATGTCTGTTATTAGATTAGTTGCTGGGTTTTTAACAGGTGCATTTGCTGTTGATTTTAAAACATACTCAAAATGTAATGTGTAATCTCTATTAGGTATAGGGAATAATTTTAAATATCTATTATTAGTTACTTCAAAATGATATCCTGATTTTCTAATCATATCGTTTAATTCGATTGCTTGAATTTTTAAAGCATCAAAAAACATAGGCATTAACATAAAGTTTACACCTGGTGACATATTACCAAACCCAAACGATTGCATTAATGATTGAATTCCTGTACCTGTACCTGCATAAGGATCAAAATATCTATTAATTGCTGCTGGTTGATAATGAAATACTCTTTTTATATAAACAGCTTCTGAACCACTTATAGAAGAAGAAACATGACTTAGTAAATCATATTTTTGGGTTCCTACTTTTACTTCTAAAGAACCAGATTCTACTTTATAATCACCTCCACCACCATATGTTTCATTACCATATTGATCTGAAATATTAATAGTAGAGCCTAAATTAGGGGTAATTAATTGATTATTATAATCTGAACCTGTTGCATTTCCTTCTAATGTATGGAAATTATTGATTATTTGGAAATTATATAATTGGGCACCATATTCATTGGTAGCTTCTTCAAATGCTGTGAAAAAATTAATTGCTTGTAATTCTATGTCTACTAACGGATATCCTAAACGTTTAGCGCACCAGTCTGCTACTTGAGAAGCATCTGTTTGAAAGTTACTATCATAGTCATAAAAACCGAAAGGTGTATCACCGGGGAAAAAACTACTTGAGCCGGGCCATATAGGGATGTTTGCCATTTTTAATAGAATTAGGTTGTTCTATTATAAATATAAAGAAATTATGGAGGATATTACATTCCGTTTAGTAACTCAAATACCTCATCTATTGCTACGTGACGATGGTTATCTTCTAACACTCGTTTGTAAACATATTGAGAACTTGCAATTTTAGGAACATCATGAATTGCTGAATAATTTTTATCTTTAAGGTCAATTTGTTGGTTATCACCACAAAATATCATTGTTGATCCTTTTCCTATTCTGCCTAATGCCATTCTAAATTGTGAACGAGTTAAATTTTGAAATTCATCAACTATTACTAATGAATTTTCAAATGTTCTACCCCTAAAATGTGCTAAAGAAACCAATTCTATAGATTCATCTTTTTCCATTCTATCTAATATAAGTGGTTTATTGTATATTTTTCTCATATTAGAACGAATAGGTACTAACCATGGTTCCATTTTTTCTTTTTCTGAACCAGGTAAAAATCCATTGTCTTCAGTTGACACTGTAGGTCTTGTTATAATAATTTTATTTATCTGTCTTTTAAAAAACATGTCTAATGCTACTTGACAAGCTAACAATGTTTTACCACTACCTGCCTTACCAACTATAAAATTGTAAGGATGATGTAAAATTGCTTGTTTAGCTGCTTTTTGTTCTGGAGAAAGTGATAATGAAAATCTTATAGAACCTTTTGGTGGTTTTTTGTCTGTGTTTTGCTTAGCCATAAATGTAACATTTGATAATACATATAAAAAAAAGAGCCGCTATTGCGGCTCTTCTTAATATAATTAAACTAACTATTATAGTTCGTTCAAGTCAGAAATTAATACTTTACCATAGAAATCAGGTCTTACCATTTTCTTAGCGTAACGAGTCATAATACCTTTACGTGGTGTAAATGATACTGGATCGTATACTAATGGAGTCATGATTAATGGAATGTATGGAGCAAATACAGCACCAGTTTCAAGGAATTGAGATCCTTTATAACCCATTAAAATAACGTTTTCAGTCATGTAAGGGTTTTTGTAAACTTGGTAACGGTTATTAATTGCACCAATCTTCTGAACACCCATGTTGTATTTGTTAGCGTCTCCAGCAGAGTCAGCAGCAAATCCTGGGATTGATTCTAGAATAGTAGAAACTTTTGGAGAAACAACTAAGAAATTAGCGCCACCTCTTAAAGTTTTCTGGTGAATTAAGTTAGAAACTTTCTGTAGTTTAACACCTAAAGTTTGGAACCAAGACATTTTAGTGTAGTATGAGCTTGACTCAGTTGACTTACTAACTGTGATAGCTGTTGCACCACCAGCAGTAGTGTTAGAACTTACAGCTGCATTTTGAGCAACTTTAGCACTCCATGCTTCAACTGTATCAGCATTCTTGATTAACATGTCTAAGATTTCAAGATCAATTTCCATTGAAATGTACTCACTTAAGATTGAAGTTAATTCTGCTTCAGCGTCAATTGAATGATAAGCATTAAGATCTTGAGCAAACTCAGGAGTCCATTGTGCTTTCAATTTACGTGTTTTAGCAGCAACTGTTTCAGATCTTAACTGAACATTAATTTCAGGAATTGCTTGTGTAGAAACACCAGCAGCTGGAATTGAATCTTCAAAGTCACCTCTGTCATCTAAGTTATCTGGTCCTACTGTGTAAGTAACAACACCATCTGATAAATCAATTGCAGCTGCAGCTGATACTACGAATTCAACATTAGCACCATTTACTCTTGTAAATTGAGGGAATGATCCACTAATCATATCTCCTTTTTCATATCTAAATGCTCTAACAGCATCTGCATCAGCACCTGAAATTTGAGATAAAGGAACTTTTACAACTCTTACTTTAGAAGTTGAACCAGCAGCTGTACCAAATTCACCTGCTTTAGAAGCTGAAAATTCAGTGTCTGCACCTAAAATTCCTAAGAAATCAGCTGATCCTGAGTGACCATTTGCATCTGTAGCTACAGTTACTCTACTTTCAGTAATTGAGTAAGCAAACTCACCAGCACCATAAAGACCTTTATTAAACGCGCCATCAGTTCTCTTAAGATCCTCTGTAGCACCATATAAAGATTCGTTAGCTGCTTTAAAGTTTTGAGCTGTACCATATTGGAAATCTAAATAAAAGATTAATCCAGCAGGTAAATTCATTGGTTGAACCGATACTAAGTCTTTAGCAACGATTTCACCGAATACTCTTCTTACTAATGGAAGAGCAACACCCGCCCACGCTTCAGAGTTACCAGTCGTAATTGACGTACCAGTACCTGTAGAGCTAGCTTCGTTTACAAGCTGTTTAGCTTGATTTTCTAACAACATAGCCATGTTGTTCTTTTCTGTAGAAGACTCAATACCTTCCAATAGTCCTGATTTATCCCATTTAGTAGCTAATTTAGCTGACTGCTCGGAAAGGACTTGGTAAGGTGAAGCACCTTCTAATAAATGATTTACATTGTCCATTTTTTGTAAATTTTTTAAATTAATATTTTACAATTACTCGTTAATTGTAATGTTTGCTAATTTTTGGAAACGATTTACCATGTTAGATGATTCAGCAATTACTTCTTTTTTAGGAGCGGTAGATGTACCAGCTGCTTTAGAAGCCATTCCTAGACCTTCTTGTAATGATTTCGTTTTGTTTTTAAAGGATTCTTTCTTTGATTTAGCAACATTGAAAGTGTCCTTAATTGTTTCATATATTAACTTAGCTTCTTTAACGTTTGTCGCATTGTCTAAAGTTTCAACTACACGTAGTTTTTGTGCTTCATCTAATGTGTTTGCTTTAAAGATTCTGTTAACATACAATAATTTAGAGTTTAACAAATTAACTTCGTTAAGTTCAGCGCGAACTGTTTCTAAAGCAGCTTTAGTTTCTTCAAGTTCAGCAGCTAGTGGATTCACAGCTTCTTCAACTTCGTCTTTAGCTTCTTCGATTTCTTCAGTTTCGTCAAGTGTTTCTACTTTTTCGTTAACTTCGTCTTCGTTGTTTTCGTCTAAATTGTTAATTTCTTCGAGAAGAGCATCTAAATCAAATTCTTCACCTTCGTGTACATAATCTGCTGTTGGATTTACTATTTGTACATCACTAGCTTCATAGTTTGGTTTGTGAACCTCATCTAAGTCTTCTTCATCGTCTTTTTTAGCTTCATCTAAGTCTTTATCGTCA